CCGCTTCGCTAGCAGTATTTGAAACCCAATCCTGAAGAGCACAATTAAATAACACTCGCGTATCGTTGAGTAAAGCATAGTAATCATTCTTTTCAAGATCTTCATACACAGTCAGTTTGCCTTCTGCTTGTAGTCTGCGTGTACGTTCCATATATGAACTGTTATTAGACCGCAACTTGCTGCCGCTGAATACACAGAACTCTACCTGGGGCCAATTATTGTATGGTAATGCTTGATATTTGTGATACTCTTCAATGAGATCCATGTAGAAGTCAGGTTGCTTTTCTTGATCCCATCTAGCCGCAAAACCTACACGGTAAGCACGATCCTTAAATGGCTTTAGTTCCCCGGGCACACGACCGCGAACTTCATCTTTACCAAATGCAAGACCACTAATGTTATAGATCGGCGCTTTCCAACCAGCCACCTTCATGTGCATGACCATTTCTTCGTTGGTAGCTAGAACAATATCTGCGAAACTGTCTACCATCTTTTCATAATGCCCCATCCATTCCTGCATGCCCCATACATGAACAAAGTCGTCAGGATCAATAGTTTGTGCAAGACAACGAACGGCAATACGAGGACGCATATTGCCAGGCACTTGATCAAGAATGTAAGGTAGGCTCTCGATGCCGGGTTGAAACATGTCTTCAAAGTAGATAACATCTTCACTGGTAACCTCTCCTGCTTTCATCTTACGCACCAGATTCATTAGTTGGCTCATACCAAAAAATGTTCTGCCATGTGCATCTAATACTTGACCAGTAACAATTGCTTGGTCATTGCTCAATGTTTCGCCTGGCACAATTTCATAATTGATACCACGACGTTCAAACACAGCTCTATTCCATTCTTGTAATTGTAGTGTGTATCTTGCTTTGTAAGGCTCAAGGCCCATGTACCATAACTTACGCATTATTTTCCTCCAGGTAATACACCACTGTTGATTTTGATATTTAGATCGCGAAGATCAGTGGCGGAAATATTTCTAGCTACGGTGCTATTTGCATAATATTCTTTTTCCCAATATTCTTTGGCCGTTTGAGCTTGGGTATGAACATCTTGGGCTCTATAACCTTCTCTCTTGGAGCCAATACTGCGAAGTAAGTCAAATTGATTTTTCATTGATTGTAGTTCTTCGCTTAATCGCATAGTTGATCTAGATAGATCATTTAGATCTTGTTGCATTCTACGCAATGGACCTTTGTGTCTATGATCATAACTTGCATCTTCTTGTTCATTACTGGTTAAAATAACCATCATCATGAGTTGTCGAAGAGCATTCTTCACACGCGGATCATCTGTTGTGAGCGCATAGTCGAACATTTCAATGAAACGTTCTAGTTCGTAATCCGAACTGTCTTTTTCTCTCATCGCATCACTCATTGGGTACGCTCTTTTTTCACATACCACATGTTGCGAGGTTCACGACCTTTGAGACTGCGCTGATAATCGCCCCAGGGAGTTTTTTCATTGTATAAATGACGTTCATCAAACGGATGACCATATTGAACACAAAATTCACGATAACGATCGAGGTCATCAAAAATTTGATTGACTTCGGGTTTCATAGTCAAATACTTCTTAAGCCATTTAGCGGCCATTTTTTTCTCCTTAGATTTTTATTGATAGAGAGGGTTGATGAGTAGCATAATTGATTGTACAACCATTTTCGTTGTCTTCGCTTACGCTAATTGTAACATTTCTTTCTGGATATCTGTTAGCGATTTGGAGATACAAATCATCTGCTATCATTTCGCAACTTTTATAGTCTAATTCTAAAATCGAATTGGCACTACTATACAAGCCTTCCAGCCATCGTTTGAACTGGATGAATTCGATGTCCCGGTCATTATGGAACACATCGATTGACACCCTAAAATGGAAGATGTGACGATGAGGGTAACCAAGAAAGCTAACGTCCGCAAGACCAGGATCCTCCAATGCTGCTGGATATTTATGAATGCCTTCTCGTTGGAAGGTCACCCATATTTGTCTTGATGCACGTTGCATTATTCTATCCGCAGTTTCTCTTTCCTCTAAGTTCACTTAATCACCTCATCTTTAGTGTATTTTGACCAATCAGTAAAGGTTTCACGATTGGATAGATTATGCAAACTATGACACCAAACTCCTGGATTAGTAGCTGCAAAATCTTTGTCATCTAGTTTGATTGTAGCATTATATCCTAATTGCTGTAAATAGGGCAATTTAACCGAGATCATTGGAATAAACTTATGATGTTCTGTTAACCCTGTTTCTAAAAGCCCTTCAACGCAATTTACATCCAAATCTAGTGTGCACCAGTATCCTTGCATAAGAAATGGAAAGATCATATTTTCCCATGCGGTCCAGTCTTGACTGTTTGTGTCTAGTCGAGGAAAACTTTGATTGGCACCAAAGTATAAATGATCAATTTGTGTTCCAAATTTTGTGAACGGATCCTCTAGAATTTTTTCTATATCTTCCTTGGGTTGTACACCTACAATGAAAAGAGTCTTCATGCCGTAAGCTGGGCTATGCTCAACCTCTTTGCCTAGAAACATAGCGATTTTGTTGTGTCCTGGTCTGTTCATGTTAAGTTGCATTAACAAAAGTTACTTTGTTGTATAATTCATAGTCTGCTTTTAAATAATCTAAAACTTTTTCTTTGCGACGTAAATTTTTACCATCAAAAAAATAGGTAGAGATTTTTTTATGTAATTCGTCTTCGTTACTTCGTGCATGTATTTTAGCATTGTTTAAGTTATTTGGGCAACCTTCGTTGTGTAACCAATAGTTCAATGCCTGCCCTAATTTATCTGTCATTTTAAAAAAAGCTATTTGTTCTTGAGGCAAAACTTCAAAAATTAGATTTAAGATTTGTGTCTGTAGTTGCGCATGTGCATCAAAACAAAGAACATCTCTATCTATAAGAAAATCAATAAACCAATTTAAGTTTACATTTCCATTATAAAAAATATTTTCTAACTCTTTTGTTTCTTCAGGCGACCTATAATAAATCCACTTTGATAAATCCTGAGTAAATGCTGTTAACCATCTTTCATATGGATCTCTAAGAATGACAAATCTTTTAATTTTTCTATCAATTGGAACGTACTTTAGGTGCCAATTTAAATTAGATAGTGTAGTTGCAAGATAAGTTGTAGCATTTTTTAGAATTGGAATATTCTGCACACGATAGTTTGGATCACAAAATCCTAAAATTTCATTCATCACTATATCCGATACGTTGTGTGTCTTCATCCCATTGTAATTTGTTTAATCTATTAATTTCATCTTTAACTTGCAATTTTTTCTTTTTTAGTTCAGATAAATGTGCTTCATCAATGTGCGGATGATTGGTCTGCATTTCATTGATTTGTTTGTCCAGCAGTTTATGCATTTCTTCCAGATGTTGAATTCTACCTTTGTAGTTCATATGTATTCTCCGTACTCTTGATTAAACAAATAATGTTTCAACTACTTTGTTATCAGCTTTAGATTTTTTCTTTTGTTTCATACCAGGATGAACTTTTTTGTTCTTAAATTCAGTTGCTTGAAATATTGTGCGTGGTACAAAAAATCTATCCATAACACCGCTGACCTTTTGATATGTTGTGCCAAGGTCGTTGCCATTAAAATCGCACATTACATAATCTCCTAGACTCATCATAAGATCAATGATATCATCACACTTGTAACCAAAACGTTTGCAGTGTGTATCACGAAGTTCAACTTGGACTACTGGTTGCCATTGCTTGATAGTTTCTACTGCACCTTGCAGTACAAATAGTTCTGTGCCTTCAACATCAATCTTGATTAGATCAACTTCTTGGAAATTAAAACTATCCAAAGTTCTTTGATCTGCTGTCTGTGTAGGATTCTTTGTTTTTCTACCTTCTACTAAAACAGCATCGCCGCGACTGCACTCTGCTGTTTTTTCTTCCATAACAATTGTTCCAGAATCTGCACCAAGAGCATACTCAAAAAATTCAATATCGCCCACTAGCTTTAAACTAGCAAAGGTTCCGTCAGCTTGTTTAAACCATCCATCATCATGGTCTGGCTGATGTCGTACTTGTTTTAATTTGTTATCCCAATATCTACCTTTGAGTTTAGCGTTACGAGCAATATCAACGTTTAATTTCATTAGTTCTAGACTAGATTGCATAGGTTCAAAACTTTTTACGTTCTTACACCATGTTGCATATTCTATTGTATTCATGCCGATATTTGCACCTACATCAATTACAGTTCGCGCATCGGGCAATAGTCGTCTATTCATTACTAGATTACGAGCTTGATATGGACCATTCTCTCGCGCCATTCTTTGCTCATACAGCTTATCTGTGGACCAGATCCAGTATTCTCTACCAATACGATTTATAACTTTTTTCTTATTGTTTATGTCAAATAGTTGTGTCATTAATGTTTACCTAATAAAATATAGTATACATATTTACAAGCATACAATATTGAGGTAGAGAAAACAATAGTTACTTTTTCTTCCATCGATCTTTAAATGCATCTGGACACCACTTGGTAGCAATCTCCAATGGATCATTACGAGCTAAAATAGCCATGTTTTCGTCTGTCATCTCTATTAATCTACGATCAGTAGATCCGGGTTCGAGATAATATAGATTATGTTTAATTTTTTGATTTACTTCTTCAAAATCAGTATCAGGAATTTCTTCAAATAAAGTAAAAAATGTTTTGTAATATGGATTACGATTCCATCTATTATACATAACTTCTTGAAGAGTGGCATTTGTTACATCAACAAATTTACCATCAACATACTGCAACACTCCGTCGTTGTATTTTTCAAATGGTCTTAGATTTTCGTTTATAGTTGGCCCGCCATGTTGCCGTTCAGAAAGATGAACCGTAGTAGCCAATGCATGATTCATTACATATCTTGCCATTTCTTTGGGTGTTACTCTTTTACCCTTTTCAATGACGTCTTTAATTAAATCTTTCTCAATTTGCTTTACTGGATATGTATGTTCACAGTGCCATTCTGAAGCAAAGTTTTCTCCTGTTAATCCAACCAACCCAAGCTCATGCATTCTTCCAAGAGCTTTACCAGTAATTAGATCAGTTCCACTATTTCCGGTACTGTGTTGTAGTCCTAAAGCATCAGAATGTAAACCTCTTACGCCACCATTACTCCAATGCACACTGTCGCCTGTAATACTAGCTTGTTTATATTCTGGACTTACAGCAAAGCCTCCATTGAAGAATCTTTTAAAATAGCAATATTCATTAAGTTCATCAATAGTTCTTGCTTTTACATAATTGGCGAAAGTTCGCAAATCATTTGCCATGAATGATAATTTTGCCCCTGCTCCAATTGCTTTTGTAACAGCCTTATGCGGATCTTGACTTAAAAGTTTTTGGATATTCACAAAAGATTCCTAAATTTAAGATACACAATTATACAATGTGTTTGTATTTGTAGTCAATCTTTAGATAATTGTTAAACTTCTAATAATGAATTTAACTTGTTGTCATCAAAATCTTCTTGGCTTGTTTGGTCTGGTGCATCGTGTTCTAGTTCAAATAAAGCATTAAACATTGTATTAGAATTTTTGGTTTTTTTACCTTTAAATCCACGAGTACCTACAACATCCATCCAATAACGATCATAATGTTCAATAATTGATTCAGATTCTCTACGGTCAGAAGTTGCAAAAATTGCATCCACTATGTCTCTAAATTTGGCATGATCACCGTTTGAGTTCCATAACATGTTTGGCCATTTGCCATTATCATATTCACGATTGGCACGTTGTACTGCTTCAATGTGTGTCCAAACATTGTGACCCATTAGTAACATATAACTAAAACTATCCCAACTGGTCTTACCTTCTTTACCATTTTTGTTTAAGTCACCAGGCTTGTACACACAGACATCTTTCATAGCAATGTTTTTAGATATAGGACTTTCATCAAATACTTTAATTAATCCATCTGCTAGAACTGCCTGACCAAAAGGTCTAGTGTCTGTGGAATACTTTTTATCATCTACAATAGGACTCATGCGATAACACCATTTACCATCGTGTGGCAAATCAATGTGATGATATACTTGACCATTAGCTGTTGCTAAAAACGGACTAGCACAATCAAAGCTAATTGTAAAATTAGGATTTATGTAACGACGCACGGCTCTTTGAATATCAGTGAGAAGTAGTGCCCATTCTAATTTGCTTGTACCTAAAAAATGCATCCAGTCATGCACACCTTCTTGTAATAGATTATCATGTCTAAGGGCAACCAACCGTTTAAGAACAAGATGAACATCGCACATGTTTTGTCCACCCATTGCCCAACCATTAAAATGCGTATCTGGATACTTTACAGGATCGCAATAATCCTTCATCATCTGATACCATTCTTCTGCATGAGTATGATTACCGCCTTGTAGTACGTTTAAGAACTTGGTGCCGCCGTTCTTGATACCTTTACGGTGTTTCATAAAGTATTCGTTATTATAGTGTGTGGCTTTGACTGCTTCGTCTAGTGTGCTGATGCCAGACTTCCACCCATTCTTTTCATTGATAACAAAACTTGGAATATCCAATGTCATTGCATAATCAGCAATGCCATCTAGCCATGCTAATGCTTGTTCACGTTTCTTCTGTGCTTTCGGACAACCTGAACCTGCACGCCAATCTCCATCCCATACACCTTTAGCAATCTGGAAACCACCAGAGTCGCCTAGCATGATGGTACCTGGTTCGCGTTTACGAACCATATCTTCACTAGCGTCATCTTTAGACAAATCTAAGTTTGCGTGTCCGCCTGAGTAAAGACTCCACCGATAGGGGAAGAGGGCCTTTTGGCTGTTGAGCCAATTGAATTGCTCCATGTCTTGCAGCGCCTGTGGCATACGAGCAAGGTCAACATAGTCATTGTTAACACGTTGTTTTCCTATAAAAGTTGCGTAAAAGCCAGATATAGCAGGTAAGAACACCGCATAATCATTTTGCTTTGCTGTTAAATTATCTTGCATAAGTTATTTTGCTGCCTGTAATAAAAAATAGTCTAAACGATATGTGTTTTTTATTTTTTCTACGTATTTTTGATCAAGTCGTGTACGGAAAAAATTTACTAAATTATTTGTGTCGTAATTATTCTGTGACGCATTATCATTTGTAATTCTTAAATCAAACGATAATGTGTTACCAATATACTTAGACAGATTATCTAGCAGTGTGATTTTATTTGCTAAAAAATATTCTATGTGTTTATTAGCAGGAACAAAGTTTACAAATTCTATTTGAGGTGTTGTATGATCGTCAAATATAATATTATCAAAAATAAAACGTTCAACTAATTCATTGTAATCGTCAATGAACATATCACTACCATAGTTTTCACCTAGTAGATTTGCTGCTACATAAGTAGCCATGCCTGAGATCCATCTTTCAACCGGATCTCTAATTATACAAATTACATTTGACCCATTGTAAACACTTAGATCACTATATTGCCAATTGTTTTGTCTTAATACACTTGAAATAAAAACGCTAGCATTTTTTGGAATACTTAAGAAAAAGAAATCTCCATCTGGAGAGATCAACCCGCCACCAATCTTATGACCTCTCCCTAGAAGATTCATTATTTTGTTTGTGCTGGTAAAATGTAGTTATAAATTGCTAGACCGCTATCAACTGTAATTTGAACAGCCCCTTCATCACTGAAACGAATCATTTTATCACCGGACAAACTTAGAATACTAATTACTGCACTTAGTGGCCAAGACCATGCTTTAGATAAAGTTCCAGCAACGTCATGTGCAAACACAAAGTTACCTGCATGACTACTGTGATCACCAAAATAAAATACTAGGTTGTTGTTTTCGGTTTTGGCAATAAATGTTGTTTCTCCGCTGTTTGCTTGTGCTTGAAACTTTAAACGTTGAATTGCTGCAACACTGGGTTCAATCTCTACGCCCCACTTAACACCTTTAAATTTTACAGTTTTAAGTTGGTCGTTTACTATTTCGGCACTCATAAAACGATAGTCGTTTTTAAAGTCCCCTAGCGAGTTTTCAAAATGTATTCCAGAAGGCGAATCATCTTTTTTAGTAATAGATAACTTAGAGTCATCTTTATATTCAGGAATATTAAGAATAGTGTTTAGCTTACCTAAGTTAGGCATGCCAAATGTACCAATAAATTCAGGAACAGGATTGTGAAACTGTGCTTGTACGATGACTGTTCGTTCTTCACTGACAGCTTCAATCAATGTACTTGAATCACTACCTATAATTTTTACTAAGTCAATGATGCCTAAACTGTGTGTGTGCTGAACAATATCCTGCAAATAGTCTTTCATGTATAATCTCCAATAATAATAAAACTATAGTATTTTTTTAGTAACAAGTCAATTATTTTTTCTTGTTATTGCACCAAGAGCTTGACTTGCTCGTATTGATTTAAGAACTCCTGGTTTTGACAATTCAATTACTGCAAACGCTGGTTCATACTCCAAACTATAATCAACAATGAAACCAACACTTTCTGCCATGGGTACCAAAAGGCTTTTTGGTACATAGGTCATAAAATAAGAATCAGCATAGCCTGCTGCCCCTGGTAAGTCAGCATCATTATAAGTAAAAATAATTTTGCCTCCAGGACGCAACCATCCAAAAGATTGTATAAGGAATTGTTTAATACTATCTAAACTAAGATAGTTAAAAAAATTATAACTAAAAATCAAACCAAATTGGTTAGATGGTAAATTACTAATCACGTTGTTTGTGATTTTGTATTGTAAAACTCTACCTTTATATGCGTCGTGAAATTGTTCTACAGTTGAATTTAAGAATTCGTCACAAGTGTCTGCAATATATAATGGATCGCTAGCTACTAAAAATTTTGTCCAGTCACCATCTCTACAACCAATTTCTAATGCAGGATATTGCCAAGAACTATATAATCTAATCCTATTTCTAATAATTTCGTGAAAATTTTCGTCGTGCTGGAGTATTCTTATTGCTCTAATTTTGTCAGCTTCAAAATATTGAAGTTCAAGCTCATAATTTTCAGTAAAGAATTTTTTAGTGTGTTGATTTATTTCTTCTTGTATAATTTCAATTATTGATTCAATTTCGTTGGTATGATTCTCAAAATTATTAATTAGCAATCTATGCTTATCTACTAGATCTAAAATAATACTTTTTCTTTCGTATATTGTGCATTCATAAAGACTTGTTAATTGTGAACAATTTTTTTCAACTTCTTCCCTGAGCGTTTCAATTTTTAACGCCGAAGTAAGAGAGTTACGTAAATTAACTAGATCTGTTAGTAACATGTATAATTGAATCTAAGACAATATTTATTCAAAAGTAAATAGACTATCAAAAGTTGTCTTAATATCTGTGTGTGCAGGTATATCCCATTCTAGCACACCTAACAAGTTTTCAACTTTTTGATCAACAATAGTTCCTTCCATTTCACTATCATCAAATGGCAGTTCTTTAAACCAATTTGGTAAGTGTGTTTCGTCTGTGGGATAACCTACACTGGTGTATCCTAGTGGATTGTCTTTTAATTTACACACAATGGTTTTCATACCATCCACAATGGCCATAGAGTAATTGTCACTGTGCATTCTACGCAAGTTATTCCAATTCATAGCAGCACGTACATGTCCTGGCATGTTCGCCTTGCCTAGTCTTTCTTCTTCTTTTGTATATTTGGTCAAGTTGTTTACACGCTTGGGCGTACCTTTTTCCCATGCCGGTCTATCTTGGAACGCGAGTTTGAACTCTCTAACTTTGTCATATACATGTTCTGGTGCTGCCCTTGTTAGAACATCTGTCAATAGTTCACTCAAAAAGTCTTGTACAACCTTGGGAGTATCTGATCGCTTCAAATCAAGACCCATGGCCTTGACCTTACCTGGCTTACCATGTGTGTCTAATCTATTGCCTTCAAGATCGTATATGAGAACAGCATAGCGTTTCTTCTTTATAAATAATCCCTTACTCGCAACCAGTTCACGACCGCCTTTGATGAGTTCACCGTTAGATCTGGGCACATGACAGGCTCGTTCCATGAACGCCGGAAAGCTGGCATTGACCTGGTCCGCAATAGTGTCATAAAGCTGCGAACAAATTTCCTTATTCCATTCCATTCGTCCAGCTTCAACTTCATCTCTAACTGCAGGCCAAGCCGTGAAATAGCATGAATCAGTGTCGCCGTAGATGATACTTTTACCGACATGGTCATAGTCTCCGAATATGCACTCATTGATATATGCGTCCATGTGTCTGGCGATAATCCTTCCAGTGAGCGTAGTAGATTGACCAATCCTTTTGTCAAAAAATCTACAACCTGGGTTGAGGATCGCTCCGTAGAGACTGTTAAGGTTAATCTTTTTGACCAACTGTCTCTTGTCCCAGAATGCTCGATCTTCATCTGTAGTTGCCTCTTTCTTCTTTGCTTGAAGTTCCTTGCGTTCAGCGTACCACCGTTCTAGTAAGCCAGGAACAACTGCCTTTTGTTCATAACTAAAGATAGTTCCATTTGCACTTAGCATCCAGGGTTGATTGCTATCAAAGATCATACGCCAGATGTCAGCAGCACTCATTACATCCGATCCACCTGCTTCCCAATCTACAGTTATTTCTGTGCCAATTTCTCCATTCATAACTGCCGTATATTCAAGAGTACCAAACATGTTTTCCCAGGCATCTGCAAAGGAACTGCCTGTGTTCATTTTTTCTTGAATATACCGATCGGTCATTATCGGTCTAAGTTGGCCAACAATCGACTCTTGTGCCATGTTAAGAGCGCGGATTGCTGACGGGTAGAGCGAGTTGATGTCAATGGCGCCGATCCAGTCGTGCATTCCTTTCTTGGGGAAAGCAACATAGGCACCTGCTGCTTGCGTGTCTCCTTGGTCATCTCTTCCTTTCCTATTAGGTACAACCATACCTCGTTGATGTGCTTCGTTGATAATTGCCTGCTCGGTTACTGCTACTGCGCCCATTGTTGTTGGTAGCAACACTGTGTTATCATGTGCAAGTTCATTGGCAAGATCCAAGAATCTAAGCTTGCGATCTAGTTTGGCAACAAGCATAGTATCTTGTCTGTTGTAGTCAATGAACTTAGGAAAGTCTTTATTGTATAATTGATCTAGTGTACCTTCGTACTGCGTTTTGCGCTCATCTAATTCATATTCGCCAATGGCATCTAAGGAATAACTGTGTCGTTCTTCATAAGTGTATTTGCGATACAGTTGCATATAATCCATATGCACACGACCTATTAGATCGAATGTCAAGTTCTCTGCACCAAAGCGTTCAAACGTCCTTTGTTTAGGCAGTTGCCCCCAGAGGCAAAATCTACGTGTATCATCTTTATTCAATACCCTAGTCACACGCATGACCATGTACGGAATATCAAAACCTTCTGAGTTCCAGCCGCTTAAGATGTCGGCATCATCAATAATATCAAGGAATGTGTTTAAGAGATCTTCTTCGCGTTCAAACAAAAAACAGTTATCATATTTTTCGCAAATTTCTTCTGCTGTTTGCCACGAGTAGCTTTTAGGAGGGACAACCAAGGTGACCAGTCGATCCATCCAATCTAAATAAACTGATATTGCAGTTATTGGATTAAACGGATCCTCAGGTTTACTAAAACCTCGTTCCGGGTCAAAATCAACCTCAATGTCGAAAAACGCCGTATGTAAATGGGGAGATGTAGACCCAATATAGTGTTCTTCGAGACAACGGAATACCGGATTAATATCCGACTCCCAAAGACGCTTGTTACTGTTAATACGAAGTTCTTTTTGAAATTCCTTATTCGACCTGGTTGAAAACCTACTAACAGGAGTACCGTACACAGTACGAAATTTACCACGTGGGTCATCGTAGTAAAATACGTAGTTTGCGGGATATTCTTTGTAGACTCGTTCACCTCCAACACGTTCCACAATGTGGATACGATCCTGGTTGCGATCATATAATGCGTCAACATAACTCATGGATATATTATACTAGTTTATTAAAAGTCTTACAAGACCAATAGCATCAATTGTAGTTAGCAATAGATAATTAGCCAGCATACCGAATGACTTCCTGGTCCAAGCCGCCCAGGCATATAAAGTGCAACCAGTAATCCAAATAGGATAAAGAGCAAGCAGTGGAGGAGCAGGAACAGTAAACGCCATTACGGCTGCGCATCCAATACTAATGGCCCACGCAGTAAGTTCAATAATAAAACGGAGACGATAAGAACGAAAGTCATCCTTGATCCAATCTACTGTGGGGCGAAATATTTCAAACATTAAATAATCCTAAAAATTTTTCATAAGTTGTAGTATGACGTAATTTAATCAAGGCATTTAAGTTTTTATTTTGAATATCTCTTAATTTGTTTACATCAAAAATTTTGTTTTGTAGTTTTTGTATTAAATTGATTACCGCTTCCATTCTTTCGTCAAGATCGTCAATTGAGTCATAACTTTCATCAATAATTTCGCTGTAAGTTGTAAATCCAAGACTATGTAAGAATTTTAAATAATTAGGAGTTCCTATAACTACAAATGGGTGCCCTAACATTATACATTTCATAGTTTTTTCCGTGACATGATATTCTTCTAATTCAGCTTCGGTTTCAACTATGACACTAAATTTTGTTGAATAAAATAATTCATTTTTTGTAAAATAACTGAGATTGTATTTAAACTTAGTGTCAGGAATAGTTATTGCTTGATAAAATTTATTTTCAAACTCAAATTTAGAGTTTGATCTTTCGTAAGGAATATCAATATTCAATAACTCATTGCTGCCCAAACATTTACCATAATACGAAGTAAGCGAGTTTGTTAAGTTTATTTCAGTTTCTAATTTTTCTACAAATTTGTCACGCCACAATTTTGATCTTCCAACTAGACAAAGAAAATCATATTGGGGTTTATATTTAGACAAAAAATCTAAATCAATCAAATGAAAATATAAATTAGATCTATTAGATAATCTATTTTGACAATCTGCAATGTCCCATGGCATGTAGATTAATTCGTAATCTAAATCTATTTTGTACTTTTGACAATCCCAATATGACTCGCTGAACACAATGTATTTTTTATTTGTATCTAATTCATTTGCAATTGATAAAAACTGTTTTAGAGTTTCAACTGCAATTATATTAGTTTCTTTAAAATCTATTCGGCTGTTATTGAAAAATTCAAATATGTCGTAAATGGGTATTCCGTCATTGGCAAAGTTAAATCTAACAACATCTTTGCCATGTTGAAGATGTTGTACATGTTGATAATGGTCCACATGATCTAAAAAACTTAAGAAACTTTGATATCCAACCGTATTCTTAATTAGACCAAGTTGTACTTCCATCAAAGAGTTTTACCCACAGTTTCTAGAATAGTGTTTAACTCTTCGTTGTCGGCGTTTTCTTCGCCCAGTTTTGATTTGAATGCAGTACGGATCGCTTTTTTAAGAATAGAGGGTTTGATTTCCATTTCTTCAGCTACTGCTTTGATAGTATCACTTAAGCCCGCATTTAGATCTTCAACTTCTTGCATGATAGTCATGCCTTCGTTAATAATTTGAGTTAGCTTGGCTTTTTGTTCTGAGGAAAACATTCTTGAACTCATAAAATCTCCTGGATTAAGTTAGAATATTATAAATGATTAAATTTGAGAATACAAGTGATATTTGCTCACTTTAATCAGTTTCGGGCACGACTCCGAGTTAGATAGCGCAGCAGCCGCGCACACCGGTCCTAAGGGTGTTCTATTGCACTAAAGAAACTCCACACTATCATGTATGGTATTTCACCTAACATCTGCTATCCTTTTTTTGATGATTTCAATCACTTTATCATTGAGTACAACTTCATAATGATTACATTCCAGCTCAATTAATTCCATTATGTCTCCGCGATGACTTTGACTGGCAATAGTAACCACACCATCATTTGGCGCAGATATCCAGGGTGCTGATCCGGTTGTAGTAACTATGTTGGCCCAGGGGCGATGCAGATCAAACGAGTGTGCTTTTTTCATAGCCCATGAATTGGGACCTATATCTTTAAGTAATCTGCTGTACGGTAAGAAATATTTTGCAACATCTGCAGATTCAGCACCACCGTATGGTGTGCTCAATGTAACTGCTCCTAACACCTGATCAGGAAATTCCTGTGCTAAATGTAGTGCATAGATGCCACCTAGACTGTGACAAATAAAAAACATGTCTTTCTGAGCCAACAACAGCTCTTTCATGTTCTCTAAATTTTTTTCAAAGCCATTCCTACTGTCGTAGTTAATTAGCAGTTCTTTGCCTTTTATTTGTTTACGGATATAATTGAAACTTTCACTGGTGGCACTGGCACCGTGAATATAAACTAACAACATGATAAACTTATTTAAGCGTTGCTCTCAACATCCAAGAATGTTTTGCATGCGCATCTTGTCTGCTAGCTAGGAAATCACTTAGCCCATGTAGGCCTAGTTCTTCGGCCGCTCTAAAAACTATACGAAACATTTCTTCCATGCGTTCACTGTCTTGAAGTAATTCTGCTAACATTGCTTCAGCTGGTAATATTTCTAACTCGTCATCAATTTGACTTAACATGCTAAATCTTGCGAATGATCCGGGAGTGTATGTTCCAGTGGCGCGAATTTCCTCTGCAAACTTGTCTATGCTGCCATATACTTCTTCGTAGATGTTGGCAAACAGTTCGTGATATTGAGGAAAGTTAGGGCCTTCCACATTCCAATGAAAATAGTGAGCTTTTAAATAAAAAGTGTATTCACTAGCAAATGCAATTTTTAAAGCCTTTTGTAAAGATTCCATACCAGTATTTATCTGCCTTGCCCTCTATTAGCTTTGAAGCTGCGTTTGTAGCTTTTATTCATTGTGCTGGTTTTTGGTCTAAGTCCGCCAACGTGTGTACGCTTTACAACATGATCAATTGCTGGTTTTCCTGATGCAGTTCCTTTAGCTTTTGCCATTTTGCTCTCCTCTAAAATTATTTGAACTTTTTATCTTTACCGTAGTGTTCCTCTGTATAACTGGCTTTTTCATACATCACAGTGTCGGTATCACCTAACCTCCACTTGGGATTTTGTTCTACCACATATTTTCGAGTACACACTCGAAAATCAGGAAACTTCATATCAGTAGGATTGCTAGCAGCATCATAGAACAAACAACGATTGTTTGGCTGTGCTGCATATTGTCCATTGTCTAGTTCAATAAAATTAAAACTTTTATGATCTTCGGGCCATTCGCTGTAACCGGTATCAATTATGTTATGATCAGGATGTGCGTTGTCCACAGTAAACATGTAGTTGCCTGAATACATGTTTTTATCTTTGGCGTAAAACTTACAACTTAGATTTTTGAGAAATGCTTTTTGTATAATGGCCATGTCATAATCAAAACAGTCCCAGATCTGTAATGAGTCTAAAGATAAAAAATTTTGTGTGTCAAGATTCTCTGTGCGTGACACAAACGCATGTAAAGGTAGTTTGTCATAAAGTGCGCCATAGTTTGGTAAGTATGCCTCAATTCTAAATGCCTGTCCTCTTATACTTTTGATTGAGATCCAGATGCAAGGTTCGTATTCTCCATGACCCCGTTCGAAGTCGTACAAAAATTCACGCCTAATATACGAGTGTACTGGTGGTATATTCGCTACTAAAAAACTCATTAATTGAACACCTTATCGTTGATCTTGGTCTTGTTGCATTCTTCTAATAATACTTTGATTTTGTCTTGCAGGATCTATGTAATTTTTAATTTCTTGATCGGCAAATGCCTTGGGATCTTGTAGAAGTTTCCCCGCTGTAAAAACTTTGCCTAAGAAATCTAATCCTTTTCTTACATTACTAGGCGGCTGTTGATCTTGTGGTTGCAGTTCGGGGATTCCTTGTTCCTTCATGGAACGAGTCTTGGTTGCTACGTTTTTAGCAGCTCCTCGGCGTTCAGGATTGGGATCTTCTCTACGCTTTTTGGCTGCTGAACTGGCACGGCCTTTTTTGCCTAGGCTGTGTGCTTTACTGGCTGGCAAGCATTTTGGTTTACCTTCGCCGCTGTCTCTGCCACCGCACTCGCCACGGATCTTGCCATCTGGACCAAAGCGCACCCACTTCTCTTTGAACCATTTTTTAAGATCTTCTTCCAGTTCTTGCTCGCTCATCTTAACGCAGTTAGGCACCTGGCGGTCGCCTTTCTTTTTCATACCACGCTGTTGATAGCCATCCCAACAAGCTTCTAGAAGTTCTTTATATTTCATTTTTTACTCTTGTTGCCCCAATTTTTAGCACCTACTTTACGACAGCGCACCAGGGCGCCTGATGCATAGGCACTTGGCCACACTTTGTAACGACTTTTTACTTTACTGTAGCAAGCATCTTGCTTCTCTGCCAACATCTTGTCTTCGTATGCAGGACCTCCGCACTCAGGACATAGTGTTGCAGACTCGGTTACAATGTCATAACCAGCACGACGCATTTCTTCTAGATAACCCTCAATGTCTTCATTGGTCACTACCTTTGCGACGCCTACCATTTGGTCTTTAGGTTCAATTGGCTTTTTATTTTTCTCTTGTTCTTTATGCTTCTTAGCTGCTAAGTCTGCCACACTACCTTTACGAGGCTTCTTGGCACCGTATGAGAATGGTCCTGCTTCCGCCACACCTTGTCCACTAACCATGGTTTCGTCGCTATACCAAACTACATTGCCTTCAGGGTCTGTGATTTCAGCAGTGGCAAAAACATACTGCGGGAAGTCTTCAAACCAATCTTCGGCCCATAATATGGCATCATCTTCGCGACGGAATTTTTTTGTTTTAGTACGACTGTTAGGACGCTCGCCTGTGTTGATAGTTAAAGTGAATGGTCCGTATAGACCAGCCGCTTCCGCCACACCTTGCTCAAAATCATCCATCGAGAATGTCATGAACTGATTACCTTTGCGTAAAATGATATTCGGATCATCTTCGTCGATTTCAATACCCATTGATGCTAATGTTTTTGTTGCCTTTATATGTTGTTGCTCGTTGCCTGTCCACCACATTTTAGCAAGTTTGTACAATAAATCATATTCATCATCGTCATCACCACCGTTAAATCCATCTGGTGCGAATTCATTCAATGAGCCTTCCGCCACACGATATTTCTTTTTAATCTCTGCTTGTGCCGCAATACGCTTGGTATCATCCTCAATGTCATAGGATGCTTTTAATTCTTTATAATAGTCAGGATCAGGCAGGCCGCTCTTCTTTCTTAGTTCTTGATGACGGCGATGTAGTCGATCTTGTGCCGAGCCTTCTGTTATTTTTTTATTTTCAAAGAGATCGTTAACGAACATTTTAAATCGCCTGTTGTCTAAGTTGCGCTATCTGTGAAGAAAGTGCTTCAATTTGTTGTTTTACACCAACTTTTTGTGCATTCATTTGTTGCAAGCTCATGGCCTTTTCTACAGGATTGGCACCTTGTGGAAATGCTTTATTCATGTCGGCCAACTGGGCACGAGCACCTTGCATTTGTGCAGTTAATCCAGCAACTTGATCTTTAATTTGCCCTTTTTGCTGATTTCTCTGTTGTGTTAGCATGGCTTCTTGATTAGGGTCCTTGGCAGTGTCATTGCCAATACCAGATCCAGGAGCACCATATTCGGCAAATTGTTGTCTCAGACTTTCTTCTAAATCTTCTTCAACGCTTTCGGAAGTACCGCCATCCCCTACCATGCGGCTACGAGATTTTTTGGCTGAATCTTTACCTCGCCAGTAACCAGGCCATCGTGGGCCTGTAGGCTTACGCTCGGCAGCTGCCATAGCATCCATAGATTCTAACAGTTTTCTAATATCAGTCATTAATAAATGCCTTTACCTACCTCAACCTTTTTAGGCTTGTACGAATTGCCTACTTTTTTAGGTACACCAGATATCTTTTTATTAGCAGGGCCAGTTATACTAGTTGCAACACCAGATGCGGAACTTGCACCACCTGTGGCCATTTCATTAATCATTTTGTCTAATGCATAATCGGCAGCCGCTTCTGCAAATGGCATCATTTCTGGTTGTTCACTTGCAGCTTCATATTTTAAATAATCTTGAACACTTTCTAAGTATTCACTAGCTACAGCAATTTTAGTTTGTACCCAACCTTCTAGGCCTTCCATTTCACTAACATTTTTCAGCAGTCTGTGAATTTGAATAGCTGCCTGTGCTGCACTGTACAGTTGACTACGAGCCATTTGTACTTCGTGATCTCTATGCATATCATCTGCTTCTTGTGCGATAATGCTGTTTTCTACGATAAATTCTGTTGGTTTCATGTTTGTTCCTAATAATATAGTATTTATTTTACCTAGATTTTAATTGATTATCAATTATAAAACGCCATTCAACTTGATTATCGCCTTGACTTAAAAAGTATCTATTAACTGGAGTAGAATTAACTATAAATTGATCTAGTTCAAATCTGCCGTCTTTATTAACATTTTCTAGTTTAATAGTATGTATACCTGTTTCTAAATAGCAGCTTACGAGTTCTTTAATATAAAATTCATACGACTTCCATCTAAACTTTCTTTCGGTGATTAGTTCTTGGTCTACATAAATTCTATAAACAGGAGGCTGACCATCCCAATGGGCGTGAACATCAATCTCCAATTGATGATACATTATTTTTTCCTGCCCTGACAGTGGGCTCGTTGGCTAAAACCTTTTGGTGCATTACAATTGATACTTCTTTTGTATTTTGCACTCCACTTTTCTTTTAGTGTTCCGATTTCTTCTTTTAATTTTTGTACGTTATCTGCCAGATGCATTTTACGAAGTTGTCTCCCAACTTCACCTGGTCTAATATCTACTGTTAGACTATGTGAATATCTTGGATCCTTGGCCTGTTTTTTGCTGGCTATTACACCTACGCCGCCCGCTTCTTCGTTGACTGTTTTGGGAATTTTATCTAGAACACGACCAAGTTCCGGATCATCTCTTCCGTACATTTGTAACAGAAATTCTGATCTAGCTTTGGGATTGTCACGCACTGCGTTCCATGCTGCTCGTGATGGTGTTCCGTGACTTACATCTACTTGTTGTCCATTGATAGTAATTACTTTTTGACGCTCGTCTGCAATTATTACATATCCGTGTTTGTCAGCAGTTGCGCATTTGTCTAAGCTTTCAAAAGTTTTAAAATACCCCGGACTGCCGTCCTTTTTTAAACTGTCAGGACGCAGACGATCTCGGTCCGGGGCACCTACTGCTGCAATAAAAATAGTGTTAGCAGGGTTAAATTGAGGTTCGGGTAGTTTGTAAGGATTGGTTACTTCAATGATACGGTCGCTGGGGATACCAGCTGCTGCCATTAAAACTGCTTTATCGGAAAAATTAAAAGGACTTTTTGGAAGTTCTACTTTATTACTAGTAGCTATGTAGACATTGTCTCTGCCAAATTTATTTTGCAGACTGCGAAAAACTTCGCCGTGCCCAAGATGAAAGGGTTGAAATCTGCCCGGATATAGTACTACTAAATTGGGTCCTGCTTCGGCTATGTAACTTTCAAATAAATCAGCAACGTACATGGGAATTCCATTTTATTGCTGTATTTACCTTAAATGTTCTCCAGTAACCAAATGTAGAAAGGACTTTGGAATGGCAAAATCCAGCGTCCATTCCATCCCAAATTGACACAATTTTTGACAGATTCTATTAGTTCTTTGCCGTCTTTTATTGCCTGTTGTTTGTATGATTCTGGATAATTTGGTCTGTAATCACTAGCTGTCCAACACAATGAACCAAGATCAATATCGTCTATTTCAATTGACTCTATGTTTAATAACAAATCATCAACAATGTTACCCTGGGCATCAAGCACAGTATCATACACTGTTTTGTTTACAAATTCAACTACTAGTTGACACTCTCCTTCCGGAACTTCGGCATCAAATTCAAAAAACTCCGGAATTTGAGCGTCAGTAGTAATTTGTGAATCTATATACTGCTGACCATTTAATGAAACAATAAACTTAGGTTTCTTCTTGTTTGAAGAACTGCTTAGACCTATTTTAAAGTGTAAAGTTTCTTTATCTGACATTGATAACCTTAAGCTGGCACTTTTTGTGCCATTTTAATTGCGTCCTGTAATGCAGCAGGGCCGCCATCAATAGCAGGAGCACTTCCTTGTGGTTTAGTAAAGTCAGGCATCTTGCTTAGATCGCCTACAAATTCATAGTGACCAATATGGTTCAACAATACTTTACCGTGTGCCCAGATTTCTCCACCCATGGCACTCCATCTACGGCAGAATAACCAATCCTCGCTCAAGTAATGTCCTTTTTCATCAATTGCTACATCAAAAATACTATACATAGTTGGTTCGTATTGTTTACCTAAACCAACATCGTCTACATACTTGCATTCAGGATGAGCTGCGCAAAGTTTTTCGTATACATGACGTTTGAATAGCAAGAAGCCGGTGCCCATTGTATCTACAGTAAAGATATCGCCTTGTACTTTTGTTTCGCGCTTGAGATTGATAACATAGTTGACTGGTAATGCTTTTTTAGGATACAAGCCACCGATAACATCTTTATCACAGGCAATCATTTGCAAGATTGATTCAGGTTGGAAACGAATATCAGCATCAATGAACATAAAGTGTGTTGCTACTTGGTTAGTCATCATTTTCGCCATTAGATTATTACGAGCTCTGGTAACCAATGACTCATTGACCATTGTATCAAGACTCCAATTTAGCCCAACTTGTTGTGCCATTAGGATAAATCTAAGCAATGATGTCATTGTGGGTTCACTTACATTGCCTCCGTAGCAGGGCATACCAATGTGTAAATGACACTTGGTGAAGTCAAACGGAACACCTTGTTGTTGTGTTTCTGCTTGTTTTTCAGCCTGTTTAGCTGCTGCTGCCTTGATCATTGCAACTGCATCTTTTTGTGGTGTTGCAGCCTTGATTGCTTCTACTGCGTCAGTTTGTGCAGACGCACCGTCTCCGATAATTTTTTTAGCCATTGATATCTCTCTTTTTGAATTAAGCTTTGTTTACTTCTACTACTACACCCTGACCTAGTAATTCTTCAGCTACAGATCCTAGCGCAGTAATAAAATCTTCGTTGATTATTTCCGTTGTGGTGTCGTTGTTTTTAACCAATTTGCTAACAGTTATTACAACAACTTCTTCATGTACTTTTGCCATTGAGCAATCCTTGAATAATACAATTATTTATTATCCAAGCATACCAGCTCTGAAACTTCTCTAATTAGATCTGGTTGTATTAAACTAAGACAAGTAGCAACATGTTTGTCATTAGTCCAAAAGTTAGCACCCCAAATCCAGTTATGAGGTTTTTCTAAGTTAGCTCTTGAACCATTGCCCATTCTAACCAAATCTCCAAGACTGTCTAGATAAGCCAAAACTTGAAGTCTAACATCATAATCAAATTGTTTTTCCCTAAACCAAACTCTATATTTGTATTTGGGTGGGTTTTTAACCAGCACAATATTTTTATCTAATAGAGCTTTTATTTCTTCATTGGCCGGGCCAGTAATGGATGTTAAATAGTCTCTATATCCTGGATCTATAGACCGAGCGATTGATTGTAACACCAACTCATCTGTAGCATATACTGATACTTTTGGTTCTTCTGTGCGAATTTTTACATCAGGATGCCCATAGTACAAATCTTTAAGACTGTACAAAAAGCCGATATTTGCATCTTGTAAATATTCAGCCAGGCGTTTATTCCACCAAGAACCTTGACGCCTATAATCTCTAACCCAATTTTTACGCTGTTCTATGTCTTCGGAAACACTGTCGCAACGAATACTTTTACAACCTGGGGCGTATATATCTAATCTAAAATAATACTGGTTGTAAAATTGTTTTTTTGATTCTTCAATGTCAATATTGGGCGATAGGTTCTTCCAGAACAATGTATCCATTTTCGTCTATTCTATGTTTAAAGTCAGCTGCAACTGGTTGAAAAACAAATTTGTTGTCTATAAAATCTACTACAATTGTTGCATTAGGAATTATAGTTTCAAACAATATCTTTTTACTTAACGGTACCTTAATAGATTGATTAATCTTTCTTTGCAATGGTCTTGCACCCATTTTACTATCAAAGCCATTTGTTACTAGTTCATCAACAGCATTTTCAGTTAATCTAACACGTAGCT